GGGAAATTTGTGAGATTATCGCCCTAAAGGATAACTCTCATGCGGGTCCGAGTCCCGCCTGGGAACGATATGTCACGTCAAATGGTGGTAGGGAAACCGTTGAACCACCAGACCACCCTGGTCCGGCTTGTAGGCTGCGTGGGCTGACGGAACAGCAGTTGGCGAGGAGCTGCGCTATGTAATAACGGGTGGCCCGTTCCTAGTCATCGTCGAGGGGCAAATAATCGCTCCCACTTCGGTGTCCTCGATGTGAAAACAAACTCGGTTTTCTCGCGGGTTGGTTACCTGCTCCAGTGAGTCGATTAAATGGGGATTAGTGCTGTAGGGCCCCAGCCACAGGTTCGGCACTGGTGTAACAACCGTCACCCAGGCCAGGGTGTATGTTTTGGCCAAAGACACCTCTAGTTCCCTGCCATTCCGGGGAAGGCGGTTTTCCGCTAGGTGGAGAACCAGGCTATTCTGTTTGCAGATTGGTGCGTGTTAGCCTGGACTGTGGGTGTCAGTCAACTCACCTGTGAGAGATGGTCATAGATGCCTCAGTTTAATCTTAGCCTTGACCGGGTCAGCGCTCCCTTATGCGTTTCTTCAACGAGTTAATGATGACAACAGATATTGCCACCTATTACTCGTTTGCTTCTTGGTACGGGCGGACTTTTGGCTACGGTGTCCCTTTCTGGTTCATTTGGCGTGATTTCACCCTTTACGTTGGGTTTGATGTCCCCGAAGAATTAGTTGCCTACGCTCTTTCGCTCTTCTCTATAGCCTGGTTGACCACCCTCATTTACTTCCATTTGTGGGCCACTGCTTTTGTTGCGGTGGCCTGGTTTTTGGGAGTGGTGATGTTGGTCAGGGCTATTTTGAGGTTTGTGGAGTGGTTTACTTTTGGGTTGGCACCGTTTGTCGGAGGTTTCGTTTCGTCTTCTACTTGGGTTGTGAGTTGTTTGTGCAGGGCACTCATGTACCTTTTCTTCTACCTGCCACCTCCTCTTGTAGCTGGTCAACTGCTGAAACTGACCCTCTCTCTTCTTTGGAGCCTCGTTTGGGAGAGTATTTGGTTGCCTGTCGATTTGTGGCACCTCGGTGTAGGTTCCTGGCGGTTGGGATCAGTTGGGTGGGATGGTAGCAACAGAGTCGTTCAACTGGGGGGTTTCTGTTTTAGGATTCGCTTCAGTGATTTTGTTTACCCCTACCGGGTCTTGGTTCTTCCTGGTTTCGTTTTGGGCGTGCTTCACGTCCTTCCTGGGGGTTTTTGGCTTTGTTTCCCTTCCTTCAAGTTCGAGCAGCTTGGGGTTTTGGGTTCATTGTTCATTTACCCGCTGGTTGAGACCAAGTTGATCTTTGTTCTCGGTTGGGTTGATGTTGCTTTTGTCCTGCCTTGGCTGGCCGCTGTTCTTGTAGGTGTTTCGTTCTCCTACAGGGAAGTTCCCTTTTCTCGGGCTGATCTCCAAGGCTACCTCGGCCTTTCAGAGCCCAGTCAAGATGCTTCGGTTCTCTCAGAACTGGATGCGTTACTTAAGGCAAAGAGTTTCGCAGACGCAGAGGGTGTCGCTCTGGTAGCGGCAGTGGGTGCCCGTGGTGGGGTTCCCAGACTTAGGGCTCGCGGTAAACTGGCCTGCAGGTTGCAGGCTTTACTGGGGGGCAGGAAGGGCTGTGTTGGGGCTTTCTTTAGTGGGCGGTGGGTACCAGACCTCCCCGCTTCTGATCGCTCACCAGCTTTGAACGCTATCCTGGCAGTTCAGCGTGAGCAAGTCAAAGTGCTAGGTGTCGGCACATTTCCAACGAAGTCTGGCGTGGGAGGGGACTATGTTTTGGTTGAGTCCCGCAGTGGTGACCGGCGTGTCATACTGCCTTCGCTCCTTTCCAGGCTATGCCTGTACTCATCATTGCGTGAGCGTGATGAGAAGTTGCTTGTTGGTCTGCGTTCTCGTGCAGTCGAGTGGTGTAGGTTGGAGCAGGTGCCCGATTGGGTACCTTTGCTTTGCCTGTCCTCTTCGGTTGCCGATGCTGCTGAAATCTCTGGTCCGGAGGTTGAGGCAAGGCGCAGATTACGCAGCAGCCTTGGCATAGACACCCTGGCATCATTTTAGGGATGCCCAGTCTATTTTCGTGGCTTGTGCGATGGGGTCTTGCCTGTCGCCTCAAGCGGTCACCTGGACACACGTTTGGTAGATTGGGGCTCTTGTGATGATTCCAGTAGGTCCATGTTTGTGCCATTTCCCCTTCCGTGCGAGGGAACTTGGCTTCCTCAGGTGCATCGGGTTTGTCCCCACAACGAGGTTGGTGCGCTCTGCCGTAGAGTGCTTGCCCCGTTGCCAGCACAGGTTCAAGAGAGGGTTTCACCTGGGTTTTCTAGGGCTATGGGCCTTGCGGTTGGACTCGCAAGGTTCTACACCCAGCCCAGGTGGTCTCTTGAACGGACTGCTTTGAGTTATGATGGGGCTCTTCGGAGAAGGTACCTGGGCGCTATGGATTCTTTGCTTGACTGGCCTCTTGATGTCGGCAAGGATTCCAGGCTGGATTGCTTCCTTAAAGCGGAGAAGCTTAACACTTTGATCAAACGGCCTAAGCCTAGGTTGATTTTTCCCAGATCGCCTAGGTATAATCTTGTGTTGGCTTCTCGGCTTAAGCCTTTTGAACATTGGCTTTGGTCGCATCTCACAGCCGAGCGCCTGGGTACCTCAGGTAGGGGTAGATATGTCGCTAAGGGGCTTAACTTGTCTCAACGAGCACGGCTTATAGTTAAGAAAATGGCTGGTTTCAGTCGTTGCGCTGTGCTCGAGGTTGATGGCAAGGCTTTTGAAGCCCATGTCGGCCCCTCTTCTATTGAGCAAGAACATCGTGTTTACAAGGCTGCCTATCCTGGTGATAGCACGTTGTCGTCACTTTTGCGGGCGCAACGTGTTTTGAAGGGTAGGTTGCCTTGTGGCGCGAAGTTCTCTCGTAACGGAGGACGTGCTTCTGGTGACTTTAACACTGGTATGGGCAATTCCCTGATCATGTTTTCCTGTGTTTATGCCTCGCTTGTTGAGTTGGGGTATTCTTCTTGGGATTTCTTGTGTGATGGGGACAATGCCCTGCTTTTTGTGGAGTCATCAGATGTCGATGATCTCGTGGAGCGTTTGCCGGGGGTCGCCGTCGGGACGTGTGGACAGGAGCTTTCTTTGGATGCTGTCACGGGTTCTCTTTCGGGGGTTGTTTTCGGGCAGTCTAAGCCTGTTTTCTTTCCTTCCGGTTGGAGGCTGGTGAGGGATCCTTTCAAAGCTTTGTCTGGTTTTGGTTGCTCTCATGCTTGGTTGCGTGAGCCGAAGTTTCGTGACGAGTACCTGGTGGGAGTTGCCAGGTGTGAGCTCGCGTTGTCTTTGGGTCAACCTCTTCTTCAGGCGTTCTGTCTGCGTGTCTTGGCGCTTTTCCCCGGTGTTGTTCCCCGTGATCATGTTGCTTTCCGTGATTACGAGTTCCTGGGTGTATCACCCAGGGTGCTCCGTAGACCCGAACCCGTGACCTGGGAGACCAGGGTCTCCTTTGCTGATGCTTTTTCCATCTCACCGGAGCGGCAGTTGGAGATTGAGTCTTCTTTTGATCTTGTGCGCCCGAGCGGGTTTCTTGCCTCGGACGCTGTGGACTCTTTCTTCGGTGCTGATCCGGGCATGGCAGAGAAGTGGTTTGAACGATGGGTGTAGGTGGGGGTGCAGTTAATACTAGTGGAAGTTACCCTGTTTAGCTGGGGGGGCTGCGGCCCTTGGAGCAGTGCAATTCAGTTTAGCGCGTCCTTTACCTTGTGTTTGCTCGGCTCAGTACACGAAGTCAGGTGGACAGCAGCCATCGGCCTGCAGTGCAATTCAGTTTAGCGCGGGGCGGGTGGACTGGGGCTGATACCCTGGGTCAACGTGACTCCTGACGGGCTGTGTTACCCCACCTCTCCCAGGACTGTATGCTTTGGACTACCAAGTCAGTGAGACCTGGGCTTGGTCAGTATTCGTGGTCGTTTGACCTAGGCATGTCTTTAAACTGCTGGGAGCCAGGTGGTCCCTCCCACACACTGAAGTCGGTACCGGCATTGGGCCAGTGTGTGGTTAGTCAATTTTGTTTCAGGTTCTCCGGATCCTGTGGCCC